TTGAGGTTGAGAACCAGAAGAACCTGGTAATACATCAGTTGCTGTTTGACCATGGATAGTTTGAATATTACCTGCTGATTTATAATCACCAATCATACAGAAATAATATACATCTCCAGCGTCTACGTTTGTATGTGTTACAGTTGCATCTGTTCCTGCTAAAGCAGCTGGAGCGCTAGTTCCGTGGTTTGATACATAAGCGTATCGTTTGTGATATGAACCTCTTTGTTCAGTAAATTTGAACTGAGGGTCATCTGTTGGTTTTTTTGCTACTTGCGATACAAATCTGAAAAAAGGGTCTTGAGCTATTGAAAGTTCAGAAACTCTATCTCCAAAATTGTACCTACGTCTATCACCTGTGTCAGGTATAGTAGTGCTTCCACTATGCCCTGCATCAGGAGAACTTCCGTATGTTTCCATGCCGAATACATCAGCCATTTTAGTACCTCTTTAGTTTGAGTTAATGGCTAACAATATAATTTTATATACTGAAAGCCTTTTCTAGTTCGCTATCAGTACCCAAAATTGAATCAAAAACATTATCGTCTGCACTTCTCTCAACGGAAACACTACCTTGTGTTGCAAGTGTGCTAGGTTGAGATTGTACTTCTCTCATCTTATCATGAATTTCTTGTCTCGTTGAATCAGCAATTTGACTATCTCTGTTCTTACGATTCATTAAGTAATATATATCTTCAAGCTCTAAAGACTTACTCTTAGCAAAATCAGTAAATGTACTCCATTCTTCATCAGACATATCCATCTTTTGTTTGAATTGAGCTTCTTTAGCCATTTTTGCATTTTCAGTTTTTTGAGTTTGTAGTGTATTATTTAAACGACGCTGTACAATACCATCGATTGTAGCACCCATTACTTTTGCAGAATCGGAATCAGGTTGTTGAAATGCCTCTTCAGGGTCAAAAACAAAATCTTCATCAAGATTTAATTGTTGATTCATTGATTGTGGGGCCTGACCTCCGCCCTCAAAATAATTCCTCACATGAGAAATTAAATTAGGGTCTTCACGCATAGCGTCTAGAATAGGCATATAAGGTTCAATTTCTTTTAGTTTTCCATTGAGTCTTTTAGCCTCTCTACTTGAATCGCTATATCGTTTTTGCAAGACTTCACTATCATCTTGCATTTGAACTTCTACATTGGGGCTCGACTGCGTGTTACCGCTTTGTACCGAGGTTGGTTGTTGTTGTTCGTCTAATATGCCGCCATTAACTTCTCTATCTAGTGATTCAAAAAAATCACTTGAGTTACTCATAACTGCATCTTGTACGTTTGTACTTTCGGGGGCTACTTGAGCGTTACCTACTTGTTCTGACATACTATCTCCTATTTTTAGGTTGTTTTAATTTAGCAACTATAAAATCTAAAATGCAATAATTAAGATTGCTCGTTTTGAGCAACATCTTGCTTACTAGATTCCATGTCGTTTTTCATTTCGTCTCTCATTTTCTGAAACTCAACTTTTAACATTCCTCTTAAAAGTTTTTGTTGTGCTTCAGTTTCAAGAACATCTTTTCGTATTTCATTTGACGCATCTCCTACTTTCATCTTAATACCTGCTTGTACTAATTGACGTTGTAGTGTTTCTATTGTTCCGTCTTTTTCTTTTATTGCTCCTTGTACAGATTGTAATTGACCTTGCATTTGAGATAACATTGATTTTCTTTCAACAATTTTATCTTTATTTCTAATATCTGTTTCAGCTAACATTGCAATATCGTCAATTAATCCTGCTTGATACCATTTAAAATATTCTTCTAACAATGCCCATCTATTTAATGGTAATGTTGCACCTGCTATTATTCTTATATCAAATCTTGCAGATGCATAGTCTTTATATTTACCAATAGCTCTACCATAATCATTATACATATTAATATTAATTCTTACTTCTTTTTCTTCTTGAGCATTTGCTTCAGGTTGTACAATTCTAAATACTTTTTCAACTGTATAATGTTTTTGTGCTAACATTTTAAATACTCTACCTAAATGTTCAAGTGATGGTTCTACTATACTATTCATCCATGCTTTTAATCTACGAGTACCAAACTCATCATTTGCAAGTAATCCTCGATATGTTTCTGCTTGGTCTTGAGAAAATCCCATCATTGCACTAGGTACACCACTAATGTATTCTGCATCTGATTTACCTTGTTGTACAACAGTAAAGAATGCATTATTAATTGGAGCTGGTTGTATTGGAGTAGGTGGAGAGAATCCACTTCTGTATTTTAACAATGCTCCAGGCGCTGATGAATACTTTTCCCATTCATCTTCAGGGACCGAACCTTCTTCATACATCCATCTAAGATTAGAAGACAAGTTTGCATTATGAAGCATTATTTGATGTGCTTTATTTATTTCTTGTTGTTTACCTATAAGTGGAGTTACTGCACTCATTGGATATGGAGTTCCTGTGTACATATAAGAAATTGGTACAATTGGATATTCGTTTATAGGAATAATAGATTCATATAAAAATGTATCATCTCCTACACTTACAGTCTTTACAATTCTATTTTCATAAAATTCAATTGCATCTATTATATTTTTTTGAACTTCTTTACTTTGTTTTAAAATATTGTAATCAGCATTTGACATTACTTGCTGTTTAATAATTGTAGCTTCATCTTGAGCTTGTGATAATAATTCCATTTCTTTTTCTTTAATTGCTTGAACTCCCATTTTTTGAGAATTTTCAACCATTAACTTTGCTCGTTCTGGAATAATTTCACCTTCTTGAACTTGTTGTTCAATTTGCATTTGCTTTTCAATTAAACCTACTTCTACTTCTTGTTTAAAAGATTCTAATGCTTCTTGTATTTGTTCTTTTAATAAATCTAATTGAGCAGGAGATGGTTCAACTTTTATATATACATTATAGTATTTAAATTTTTTCTTACTATATGTTTCATAGTATGGCACAATGTCATCGTCTTCAGCATCCATATTAACACCATATGTCAAATCTTCTGCTTGTATGCTATCTGTAAAATCAATATCTCTTTGTGAGTATGATACTACATCACTTCCTTTTGTTACTTTTTTAATTTTTGCTTCAAATTGTGGCAACATATTTACAAGTCTTGCTCTTGCAATATTTTTTCTTATTTGAATAAAGTTTGCATCTCTAAATAAAAAATCTCTACTAGCAGGGTCTACAAATACATCATAAGGGTCAAGTCTTTTAAAACAAACTTCTCCCATTCCTCTATCAGCATCTCTGTCTATATCTACAAGAAAATATCCTAATCCTTTAGTAAGTGAATCTAATATTACTTGACTATATAAAGATTTACCATTTGATAAATACCAACAATAATCTGCTATGTCAGCATGCACTTGAGCAATATCTGTATCATCTCCAGTCACTCCTACTGCTTTCCACTTAGGGTCATTAGCAGTTACAAAGTATTTCATTATTTCTATAATAGGTGTTATTCTATTTATAGTGAATGTTGGCATTCCAGATTCTTCCAACATCGTAAGTTCTTCTTTTGTAAGTTGTTCGTTTAGATAAAAATCATATCCTTTTTGACTTACACTTTGCCACCTATGTCTATGAGAATTATTTACTTTATCCCATATTTGTTTATTTACTTGTGCTTTATTTTTTTTAGTTACTCGTGCCATTACCCTTTAATCTCCACATGAACTAAGTCATCGAAACGATTATCTTTTGTTTCACCATCAGAATCCCAATCGCCGCCCCAACGAACATTAACATTTAATTGTTTTGCAATACCTCTAATCATTCCACCCATATAATGAAACCTATCTCTGTCTTTCCAATCGATAGGATATGGAGCGAGGTCTACAGCTTTTCCTGTAATGTGTTTGCTGAACTTTGTTTTCGTTGAGCCTTCTTTTAGTAGCTTTTCCTGTCGTTGCTCACTCCGTAATCCTTCAATGATTGTAACATCCATAATCTTTACTAATTCATTTAGGACACTAACTAATCTTGCGTCTATCCCTCTTAATCGTTCTTTTGACCTTTTACCAAACTTAGGCATACATACTCCTTATGATACTAACCAACTTTTAACTTTTCTTTTTGGCTTAAACCATGACTTCTTATCTTTACTTTTTTTCATACTTGGTGGAAATGCGTGTATTTGTGCGTAATAAAGTGATTCAATTGTATCATCATGTGCCATTTTAGGCCCGAAAGTAAGTATTTCGTTAATTAAATCAAACATATTTTTACGTAAATGTACAGTTCCAGTACTAAAACGACCAGAAAGTCCAGAATAAATACGATTACGTTTCTGTGTTCCGCCTGGTTTCTCTGGTATTACAGATATATCGTACTTGTTTAGTCTTCTTCTTTCATCATTCATTGCTTGAAATATACTACGATTCATAGCTACGTCTTCAACTGTAGATGATGTGCAATTATATTTTTGATGTAATTCTATAATAATATCTACTACGCCTTTCTTTCCTATAATATCTCCTGTGTCTGGATTCTTAGAACCTATGGTAGGAATACTACGATGTCTTTCATATTCTAATACATATAATTCATTGTTAGCATCAATAGCTATTACAGTCATAACACTATAATCAGAATGTTTAGTATCAATATCTGTAGCAGGGTCACATCCAATAAATGTATTGACTGGTATATCATCACCATCTTTTACAATATAATTAACACCATCTTCGTTTTTAAAATATCCGTTCCAATATCTAATATGTTCTCTTCTCCATATAGCATCTTCTTCAGATTGGACTTCCATCATA